CAATTGCTTTATCTACATCTCAGAAATTAAAATCAGTAGATTATCCTTTTGTAACTACAATAATATTTGATGAGTTTATAGTTGATAAAGGTTGTATAAGATATTTAACAAATGAAGTTGATGTATTTTTAGATTTATTTGAAACAATAGCAAGAAAAAGAGAAAATGTTAAAGCATATTTATTAGCTAATAATGTTTCAGTAGTTAACCCATATTTTACCTACTTTGATGTAACTCCTAAAAAGACAGAAAGATTTACAATTGCTCGTGATGGCGAGCTAGTTATAGAAATGTGTACAGATACAGTATTTATCAATGAAAAGCTAGAAACAAAATTTGGGAAACTTATTAAGGGTACAAAATATGCAGACTATTCAATATTTAATAATTCACTTAGAGATAGCGAAATGTTCATTGAGAAACGACCTAAAAGGAATACTTCTCCTGTTATGTCTATAACATTTAACGGTGAAGTTAGCATGATATGGCTTGATTATAAAACTGGAATATTTTATTGCGATGATAAATATATGAAAACATGTAACGAGTATGTATTAAGTTGTGAGGACCATAATCCTAATACATTATTGAATGCAAGTGGAATTAATCTCAATATGCTAAAACAATTAATTTCATATTTCCAAGTTGGAAGAGTAAGATTTTCTGACCAAAACATCAAACATTTAATGTATGATATTTTTAGAAGTCTTGGGGTAAAATAAAAGGAGGGAATAACCCTCCAATTATTATACCATTTCTCGTATTTCTTTCTCATGTTCCCTTAATCTTTTCCTTATCCTTGAAAGAATTGTTTTTGTTCCATTATATTTTACACCAAATTTATTACTTATTTCTTCAATTGTATAACCTTGACAGTACATTTTAAAATATTCCCTATGTCTTTCATTTTTAATAAATTCGCATACTTTGTTTATTGTTTCGTTTATATCCTCATAATTATCTTCGGATTGAATAACGTTATATAAACTCATATCATTATCATTATCGTTAACTTCTTTATCTAAAAATACCCTATTATCGTAAACTTTTCTTTTTTCTCTTCTTTCAATTTTTAAAACATCATAAACTCCATTTTTTATTACTTTTGCTATGAATGTGTTTAACCCTGCAATATCTTCATTATATTCATTTATAGCAAATGCGACTTTTGTTTCACATATTTGTAACACATCTTCAAATTCTAGTCTATCATGATATTTTACCAAAATAGAATTATAAAATCTATAGGTCATACCTCTTATATACTTATCTCCATATTTATCAATATATTCTTCATAACTCATAATTCCCTTACCTCCTAAAATAAATAATAACTATTTGAAATTTTATAGGGTTGTTCCTGAATAAGAGTACCACCTTTTATTATTTTTGATTTTTTAGACTTAATTAACCCTACTATTTTCTTCGTACATTTTTTATCGTAATAATAATATACATCATTTTCTTTTGTGAATAATTTCATCTTTTTTAATTCCTTACTTGAATGTGGACAATTATCAAATACATTAATATCATCAACTTGCTTCATTATACTATCTGTTAATCCACAACATTTAATTTCCCATTTATGAGTTTCTGCGTTCTTTTCTGCATAACGTTTACTACCTATATATTTAAAATCTTCAAAACACAATTCGTTGTCCCAGTAACCGTATATTTTTGCACCTATATTAACCCCTTTAACTTCTTCAAGTGTTCCGTATAAATGTAAACTATCAGTATCACAGTATAGAAATCTTTCATAATTTGCATTAATTGCTTGAACTAAATATTGTTTTGCATAACTTGTAATAAATGTTGCCATAGGTAAATAAATACTATCTGAAACATATTCATCATGCAAATGATTAATTGTAAATATTCCGTCTTTATTTTCAAATTCTGTTATTTCATTAGATCCACTCATACCAAATTTACCATATAACCCGTTTTGTCTAAGTTTTGCGATAGCTCTATTTGCTCCTGTACTATTCTTTTTTACTTCGCTCCAAAAATCAATGTAATTTTTAAATAAATCATGACTACCAGTAAATGCCATATGACCACCAAGTTCATAACTATAAACATTATAACATTCAAAAAGTAAATCAAGTAATGGGTTGCATAATCTAAAAGTTAATGTTACTTTTTCACCGTCTTTCACATTATTCTTTAAAATTTCTCTACCATTAAAATTTGGATTATCTTTAACTTGTAAAAAAGCCATTTTATTTTCCTTTACTTCAAAATCATAGATAGTAATTTCTTGGATATAAAGAGGAAAACACTTTTTGTAACTTTCATTCATTTGACAATATGGAACATCTTTATAATTTGCTTGACCATAAGGTAATAATCTATCACTCATAATATATGGATATAATGAATTAACATCTAAAACTATACCATTATGATTTTTACATTTTTTAAATTTTTCTACGTTTTCAAAGCATACTGTGCTTAGTCCACCGTAATAAGAATGTCTTTGCCATGAGTCCGTAAAATAACTTTGTTTTGGAAATAAGCACTCAAAAATTATTTGTTTCTTTAATGACGGTTTATTAGTTTGAAAAAATTTTGACCTCATTAACCCATTATCTACATAATCAAATAAATCTTGATTTTTAAACATATTTTGTTTTAAAGTATAATCTTCAAGAACTGTTTCTTTATAATCCTCTAGTGATTGACCACTATTAGTTAATTTTGTGTATACTACATGTTTTCCGTTAATATCAAGCCCGTCAATTTTTAGCATTTTTACTAAATAACTTAACCCAAAAACATCATTATAAATATAACTCAATTCTTCCTTGGTTAAAATATCATCGATACTTCTTTCCTTTTCATAATCTAGTCCATCTTTTGGTAAGTGTAATTTAAGAAAATCCTTACAACATTTTTGCAAACTGTATGGTGCAATTTTAAATGTGTCATAAAAATTGATTGTAACATCATCACCCGGTAAAGTTAATTTATAAAACACCCCATCTTTCATTACTAAATTGTACTCATAAGATTTTAATTTTAACTTATTTTTAGTAACAAATTTTAATCTCTCTTTTTTCTTATTATAAAAATCATAGCATTGTTTTTCATAATATTCATCAACTCTCTGTTTAGTATTTTCTTGCTCTGTAAACCATAAAATAAAAGGTTTAATATCATATAAAGCATTATGTGCAAATAAATTAATTGTTTTCTTTTTAATAGATAATAAATCATTCATAAAACTATCTACTGTTCTATAATGGTAACAAATATCTCTATTGTTATCACATGACATTAATGCGATAGAATAAGTTAACATTTCATTCTTTTCTTTTAAATAACATGCTTCTATATCAAACGCAAAATTTTGTGTATCAGCATAAATTGGAATATTCCTATAAGAATAATAATTTTCTAAATTCTCTGTTATATTTTTTAACCTCACATTTAAATCCATATATTTCACTCCTTATTTAAAACTATTTAACTGTCTATATTCGTTAATAGTTCTGTCGATTCTCGCATAAGAATTTTCTGAAGCTTTTTCAATTTCACCCTCGCCAATATCTAAATATTTATCCCTTAAATTATTTAGTTCGCCTTTTATAAATAATTCTTTTTGAAGTGGTGAAAGAGTATGCCATTGTTTCCATATAGCCTGTTTTTGATAATCTTTCATATTTTGAACAAAATCTAAACTCATAAAACCAGCAAACCATTTATTTTGATTAGTGTCATCATTTAATCTATCGTAAACTGCTTGAATGGTTATCTTCTTATAATCATTCTTTAATTTATTCAACATTGCTAATTTTCTTTCATCATCAGAAATAATTAAATCACCTATTTTCTTCAATGTAACACCATCAGCTCTAAAACTTTTATTTCTTCTTGATGGAAAAAATATGTCTTTACCACTCAAATAATCAATTTGTTGTTCAGTAAGTCCCATAGCCTTTAATGCATTTATTGATGATTCAACTTGTCTATTATATCTTTTTATATAGTTATTAAGTCTAGTATCAATTGACATTTGTCTTTTAGGTTTATTATTTGAACTTTCTTTTTTAATTTGTGATTCTAACCCACGTTGAATTTTATTAATTTGTGATTTTAATTGTCTATCACTAAGTTGTCCATTTTTTAAATAAGTTGGAATTTTATAACCTAACATTGTTAACTTATTAGTTAAGTATTTTACTTTTTGTTTAGTTGACTTCTTTTCCCAGTTTACTCTTTTTAATCCAGATAATTGCCTTTTTGCATTCATACTATACCCTCCCATTATTCATATATTAATAATATATGTATTAGGGTGAATATACTCACCCTTATTTATTAATTTTCGCCATCTTTTACTAGTTGTCTTGTAATAGCAGATGGAACAGTTTCATGATCATTAATGTATTCACCTAACTCTTGTTCAAGGTGATAATTTTCATGGAATTTAAAACCATCATATGGAAAATAAACTCTTTCATTATCATCATTAAAATAAATTGTTTCCTTAGTTAAATCAATTTTGTTTCCTAAACTATCATAATATACAATATAATCATATTCTCCATTATTTTCAACTTTTACCAAAACTGGCATTGCAAAACATTCTTTATGTGGTTTAAAGTTTGTTTCAGCTTTTACTGTTGTTCCTCCAATGATCATCATTGTTAATGCAGTGATTAATAATTTTTTCATTTTATCATTCTCCTTTTATTAAATATTTGTTTCCCTTTCTATGATTTTATTATACAACATATAAACGATAATTGCAATAATTAGTAAACAAATATTTTTAAATTTTGTTCGACAAAAAAGGACAGATAATTAACTGCCCTTTCATTTATTATTTATTCATTAATTCGTTATATCTTGTAACCTTGCTTATATAAATACTATCAAAATCTTCGGGTATAATTTCAAGTTTTTCGTTTAACTTTTCTAAACAAATATATACATCAACCATTTCCTCAACTACCATACTGTCTATTTCTTCTTTACTTGCTCTTAATGTTACATCACCGCTTATCCAACGATTAAGTTTTGATAAAGCTTGTATAAGTTCAGAGCATTCCTCTATAGTAATTGAATTAACATCTTGTAAACTTTCTCTAATCATTTCCACATCACCTCTATAAATTTTTGTGGGATATCACCTCTAAATTCTGTATTTAAAATATCCTCATATCTTTCTTTATCTTTTTCGTCTTCAATATAATCATATAAATTTAATAAAAAATCATCAGTAAATACTCTATCCTCTGTTATGCATTCATTTCTTAAATTGTAACTTTTTTCAATTCTATTCATTTTAATAACTCCTCTCTCCAATCATTATTTTCAAATAAAAAGTTAACTAAATATTCATAATCTTTGCGAGATTTGCAACCTCCGTTTATATATGCGTATGCTATCCAAAATATCTCATCAGGATAAAGTTCCCTATAGCCGAGAACTTTCCCGCATTTATCTGCTAATAGTTTAAATGCTATATATCTATCACTCATATACAATATAACTCCCTTATTACTTTAGCTTTTAAATCTTTTTCTGTTTTATAATGCTTTGGAATAATAGTAAACATTTCGTCAGTCATTTCATCTGTAATTTGATTTTTTCTTTTATATTTTACTTCTAATATTTCATAATCTAAATCAAATACCATTGATATTTGCTCACAACCTTTAGAAGCTAAAACTTTATAAATTTCCCAAGTGTAATTCATTTATTTACCCCCTTATTCTTGTTCATCTAATTTTGTAACAATCATAAAAAATGCAATAATTAAATAGACTAATGATAGCCATATAATCATTAAATCTAAAAATGTAACCATTTATTTTTCCTCGCTTTCATCATTCATAGATTTTAAAGATTGTTCGGTTTGATAAGTGGAAATTGTACGATACCAACATTCATAACAATTGCCCATCTCTTCGCATTCACATTGGAAGTCAGCTAATTCCTCAAAAACGTCGTCGGGACATTCAGTAATAATCGTTAATAAAACATCTTCAATATTATCAAGAGTAAATTTTTTCATTTATTTTCACTCCTCTTTTCAAATTCAATTAATCTATCAATATATTCTTTTGCTTTTTCTAAATCTTCAATACCGTTTTTCTCTTTATATCTTGTTACATATTTTATTACATTACCTTGCATAAATGTTAAGTTATTTCTTAAACAAAACTCTATCACATCAATACCAGTACCGTAGTAAGTTGGTTTAATTTTATTTATACCCATTGACATAAATCACACACTCCATCATTTTTATAATATTCGTAACTGTCTATTTGTCGACCACACTTGGAACAACAGTAATAAAAATGTTTAACTCTATAATTATTATTAATTCTTTTTATCATATTCATCTAACACTCCTATTAATAAATTTGTAATTACAGTTAATTCACCATGTTTATGAGCTAAATGCACTTTTATATTTCTATCACTTTGTTGGTCATACATCTTTTGTAAGTGTAATTGATGATAACTAATACTTTCAATTAATAATTCTATTTGTCGCTTTGTCATTTTATTCACCTCCTTATTTTTGTAATATATCATAAAGTTCGCCTAATCTAGTAATTAATAAATCGTCATCTAATTCAATACACATATCATACATTTTTGAATAACCATCACTTGATAAGCTTTCATAATCAAAATTATTAATTTCACAATAAGCTTTAATAATTAAGTCAACAATTACAGATTTTCCTACATTATACATATAATCACCTCTAAATATCATAAAATAATATAAAAACTTCTAATAAAAGAAACAAACATAATAACGTTAATATTAACATTTAATCACCCCTAATCATCATAATATACCCTATAATTATATAATACTACCATCTTTTCACTAGTGTTACATATAAAATTATCATTAATATCATATAGTGCATAATGATAAGTATCTCTTTTATCTTTCTTTGCTACAACATAAACACCTTTGGAATAATCATAATTATGTTTTGGAGCGTATCGTAATTTTGAGCAATCTGTTTTGTTCTTTTTACATGTCCCATCTTTCCAGTAGAAGCAAGTTGAAAATGTGCATTTCATTCAATCACCTCATTTATTAACTTCTTATACTTCTTCTTTCAATCTCATACTTAAACTTTTCAATATATTGTTTTCTAAGTGCTTTTAAATTTCTTCTAAGTTGTACTTTAGCTTCTCTACTTATAAACTTTTCAGCTACAAGAAGTTCTTTTTCTATAACATTAAATACATCTAAAACTTGGTCAATAGATAAATAACTATTTTCATTTCTTAATAACATTTCCAAACCTAGAAATAATTTCTTAGTTCTATCAAAATAAGTTTGTATCTTTGCATACTCTCTTTGAAGTCTTTGATTCTTTAATTGTTCTGCTTCTCTTTCTAGATATCTTACAAATCTATAATTATAATAACTCATATTATCAATCTCCTTTTTATTACTTTCATTTATTTCTGTTCCCTTTCTATGATTTAATTATATAACATTTGGAAAGAAAATGCAATACTTTTTTGATAAATATTTGAAAGAAATTATAAGAATAATTCGACAAAATAATGAATAATAAAAATAGCTAATACTAGTTAATATAATTACATGTAAAAGTTAATGGAACTGTGTGATATAGTATGAAAATCCCCTGCCCTAGTTTAGAATAAATAACATGTAGTTATTAAAACCATGTGGGGAAGTATTTGGAACTGGGAAGATGTTGGTGGATTTTATAAAAGGATTAAGTATTAAAGATTTATTGTATATGTACGAAAGATATTGTGATATGGCTTTTACTTTTTATGTTGATTGTGATATGGGAAAATTTGATAGAACAATGGATATCATTAATTTAATTGATGAAAGACTTAGAGAAAAAGGAATATGGACTAAAAATAATTAAGAGGTGATTAAGTGGGAACATTATTTTTTATTTTTATTGTTATTTATATTGTTATTCTTATTATTATGTTAGCAATATATGCATTATCATAATTAAGAGGTGATTAAATGGAAATATTATTTTTTATTTTTATTGTTATTCTTTTTATAATTGTTTACCAATTCATCTACAAATAGTATAATATAATTGAGCATAGTTCTATCGGACATTTTTTCATTTTTTCTCCTTTCAATTTATTTATAGCGGAATTAAACCACCATTTTAATTACCGCACATTTATTAATCACCTCTTTATTCCTGCGAGGCGATTTATTCGCCTCAATTATTACATATATTATACTGGTATTACTCTTAAATATTTTTAAAATAGTGTATACTTTAGCTTTCAAATATCAGTATAATATAAATACAAAGAAAATAATAAGTATTAAAGTGAGGTTGATTTTTTATGAACAAAGTAATTATTAGTGGAAATTTAACAAAGGATATGGATGTAAAAGTATTAGCTAATGAAACAATAGTAGGTAATTTTACAGTAGCGAATCAAGTAGGTTATGGTGATAAGGCTAAAACTAATTTTGTACCTGTTACAATGTTTGGTCAAAGAGTAGAAAGTTTAGAAAAATATTTAGTTACTGGTGCAAAAGTTTTAGTAGAGGGTGAAATTGATTATAAATCAGTTCAAGATGATAAAGGAAATTGGAAGAATTATTTTTCAGTAATTGTTCACAACATTGAAATTATTAAATTCAAAGAAGAAAATGTATTTGAAGAAGATAATAAAAATAAGAGAAATAATAGAAAAGGTGGTAGAAGATAATGGAAAGTATTAAGGCTCATTTATTAACTTTATTAGATGAAGTAACACAAACTTTAGAATTAGCTAAAAAGGTAAAAGTAAAAGATAAAAAGGAAGTAAATAGATTATTAAAGTTAGCTAGTTCTGATAATGAATTTATAGATATGGATAAATTAACAAATCAAGTAGATGAATTAACTGATAAAATTGCTATAGAAGAAAAAGAAATATATGCAATGAAGAAAATAGCATACAGATTAAATAAAGCAATTCAATTCGCTAATGGTGAAATAGAAGAATAAAATTTAAGGGTAGACATTTTGTCTACCTTTTATTTTTTCAATCGTATATATTAATTGTAGTTTATAATACGTTGAATAATAATGTTACAATTATACACCACGGTGAAGAGCCGATAATTGTAAGGTCGAAAGTGGTATTTCCGTTATTAACATTTATAAATTGCATTTTTATTGAGTACCCAACGCACTACAAGGTGCATATTTGGGTATTCTATTAAGAATTAATAAATTAAAAGGAGGAAATAATAATGGCATTTGAAAATTTGGAACAAGCTAACGACTATCAATTAAAAGCTGAAAAAGAAATCGCAGATTTAAAACAACAATTAGAAAGTCAAAAATCAGTTTTATCAGAAAAAGATGAAACAATTAAATCATATGATGAACAAGTTAAAAAATTAAAAATAAAAAATTATGAATTATTTGAGCAAGTATCAAGTAATCCCGAACAAAATAAGTCTAAATCTCAAGAAACTCAACCAAAAATGAGTTATCATGAGTTTTTAAATAAAGTATTATAGGAGAGTGATTATATTATGGCATTAGATAATGTTACATTTGCAAGTATGGTTAGTGATTTAGCAAGTCAAGAATATAAGGATAGAGTTCCAACTGCAACACAAGACAATATTGGAAACATTGAAGAAATTATTTTTGCTTATCCAAATACAAAGAATGAATTTATTAGTGTTTTAACAAATCAAGTTGCAAAACAATTATTTTTTAGTAAAGCTTATGAAAATCCTTATAAATTATTTAACAGAGGTATGCTACCTTACGGTAAATCAATCGAAAGTATTTTTGTTGATATTATTAAAGGTAAGCAAAGAACACACGAAACAAACCCAACTAATTTAGCTAGTGGGTTATTAGCAAGAGAAACTCCTAACGTAAAGGTTGAATATTATTCAGAAAATTTCCAACATCAATATAAAACAACTATTACTGATGAGGAATTAAAAGGTGCGTTCAGAGCAGAAAATGGTTTAAGTTCTATGACTGGTAGAATATTACAAGCACCATTGACTTCAATCGAATATGACATGCAAGAAATGGTATTACATGCATTACCTGAATTAAAAGGTGGAAAAGCTACTATTGCTAAGGCAGCATATACTACAATGACAGAGGAAGAAAAAGCTAAAGTATTAGTTAAAACTATAAAATCTCAAGTTATTAAAATGGGATTCTTAAATAACAAACATAACGGTCAAGGGGTAATGACTTTCTCAAGACCTCAAGATTTAGTTGTATTCTTAGACCCTGACATGATGGCAAATATTGATGTTGAACTATTAGCACAAGCATTCAATATTGATAAGGCAGAAGTTCCACTTCATGTATTACCAGTTCCACAATTTACAAAGAGAACAGGAACAGGAACAGAAGCAGAATATGCAGAAGATACTGATTGTTTAGCTATTATTTGTGATAAAGACGCAATTCAAATTTATGAAACATTAAATAGTTCTGAAACATTTAGAAATCCTCAAGGAATATATACAAATGTATTCTTTAATAGATGGGGATTAATGTCAGCTTGTAACTTTGCAAATGTTTGTAGAATAGTAACTGAATAAAATAAGGAGGTATACAAGCCTCCTTTTTTGTCGTATATGAAAAAGGAAAGGAAGTGAATTTATGGCAAGACAAAGTACAATTTATTTATTCAATTGTTGGTTTTTAGATGTTGGTCATAATCATACAGTTAACTTTAATAATGTAACAAATCAATTTAATTTCTTTATGAATTATTTACAATTTAAAATTGACAATTGCACATATTTAAGAAAAGAGAGAACTTTAAAAGTACCAAAATATATAGATGAACTTATGTTATGTAATTATTGTGCATTTCAAAACTCTGTTGATGGTAAGATGGAATATTTTTTTATTTTAAACAAAACTTATCTATCTGAAAATGTTACAGAACTCACTTTAAAATTAGACGTAATTCAAACTTATTGGTTTGAAATGAATTTTACAAAAATTAAATCTCACATAGATAGGCAACATTTATGGAGGTGGAATCAAGATGGAACAGTAGCAGATTATAATATGTTAGAAAATGAAGATTTTGAAATAGGTGAGTATATCTTACAAAACAGAACAGCACTTTATGATTATGAAAATAAAGGCGGTTATATTGTTACTAGTTCTGATAAGTTGTCAATAAAATATTCTGGTGGTTCAGGTGGTTCAGGTGGCTCAAGTTCAGGAAATCAAAGTACATTATACAAAGAGGGTTACGTTAGTGGGAACGGGCTTTGGTTCATTAAACAAGGTGAGGGGTTCTCAGCAACACCGTATAATCTAGGTGATGGAACTTATACAATAGGGTATGGTACTACTTCTGAATATGACCCTGACCATTATAATCAACTTGCCCCTGAATGTACAGAACAACAAGCTTCCGAAGTATTAGGAGATAGTTTATATAATAAATATTCAAAGCAAGTTTATGACACATTTGTTCGTTATGGTTATGACATGAACAATATGAAACAAAATGAATTTGATGCTTTTTGTAGTTTCTTTTATAATACTGGACAGTTATCAAGTAAGACTATATTCACTAAATATATAAATGGAGATAGCAAAGAAAGTATAGCAGAAGTATGGAAAACTACTGTAATAATGTCTGGCACACAATTTGAAGAAGGATTAAGAAATAGAAGAAACGCAGAGGCTAATGTATTTTTAAATGCGGATTATAATTATAAACCAATTCCAAACCTAAACGGTGGAACAATAACAGACAATGATGGTAAGGGTTATATACCTGAACCATATAATAGACAAGAGACATCAACAAGCGATAAAAGGCAAGCAATCATAAATAGCGCATTAAAATTAATTGGTTTGCCATATGTATATGGTGGAAATTATCCTCCACTTGGTAACAGTAGCGGAACAGATTGTTCGGGTTTATGTCAATGGGCATATAATGACAACGGAATTTCAATTTCAAGAACGACATATACACAAATTAAAGAGGGAAAAGAAATCACATTGGAAGAATG